CGTTGGAGGTCACCGCCTGGTAGGCGAGTGAGGTCACCCCGCCGGGGAGGAAGCGCAGCGCGCGAATCACCCGGTCGGCCAGATCGGTCGGCACGAAGAAACCACCGCCGGAGGCCGCCTTGGAAAGCACGCGGTATTCGTCGAACTCCATCCCTTCCTTGCCCTTGGAGATCCAGGAGAAGATCGCCTTGCGCACGTCTGGGTCGTCCGCCGAGCGCAGGCTTGGCGGCTTGGAGTTGGCGAAGGCCTCGGAGCGGTACTCCTGGAAGCTGAGCTCGCCGTTGTCCTTCTTGACGATGTACTGCTCTTCGGGGCGCTCGAGCGCGGCGACCTCAGCCCGCTTCTCGACCTTGAGCCTCGAGTTGATCAGGACCAGTTCCTTCTCGCGGCGATCGAACTCGGCCTGATCTTCGGCCAGGATCTCGCCGTCGTTCTCGGATGCCCGGTCCTGCATGGCGTCCGTGAATGTTCGTAGCTCTACGATGCGCTCGTTGCGCTGCTCGAAAAGCTGCTTTAGCTCATCTGGTCGCATCACTCCTCCAGAGTCGAGATTCGTACCGCAGCCAAGCGGCGGCGATAGTCCTGCATCGTCACGGAGGATTTCTCCGCTGCCGCCTCGTCGGGCTGTTCCTCCGTACCCCCGACGATTTCCTGCAACGGAAGGGCGACGAACCCCATACTGCGCAGTTCGACCGTAGCCGCCTCATAAGCCGGTTCATAGGTCAAGGTGACATCGAGCAGCCGTTGGGCGCTCTTCAAAATTCGATGGTAGACCCCGTCCCGCTGCTCCATGGTCGAGTCTTCGGGCAAGGTCTGGATCCCGTAGGACATCCCACGCACGTCGCCGCGCTCGATCATCGAAGCGGCGTATTCACCCAGCGGGTTGTCGGGAAGGTCAGCCTCGAGCGCGACGCCGCGTCCGTCCTCTTTCAGCCGCAGCGTGCCGGCGCCGGTCGTGGCGAGCATGTCGCGGCGCTCGTGCTGCCAGAGCAGCGGCACGTTGTCAGAACGTGACAACGCCTTACGGAAGGCGCCTCGAGCGATCTGCTCGACGTATCCCATCTGCTCGACCAGGCGATCGTTCCAGGGCGAGTCGTAGACGGCGGCGTATCCGCGCACCGTCCGTCCCTTGATCTCCGCGTCGACCAGCTCAGCCGAACGGAGCTCGCGCACCAACTCATCCATTGGCGCCGATTATCGCTTGCGGATCGGTCGGAGCGCCGAAGGCGGGCGGAACCGGAGCGGCCTTTTCCTTCTTCGCCGGACCCCAGTTCTCGAACTCCCTGATTTCGTCCACCGAGATCGCCCGCTTCCCGTCGCCGTCTTTGAGCGCAAACATCTTCTCATAGAAGACCGCTCGAGCCTGCGAGTCTCCGCGCAGGAGCGCCGACATGTCGAAGTCGCAGAACCAGCTTTGGAAGGGAAACAGGCTCGGGTCGCGGCTGAGAAACTGGGCGATGTTCTGGGCGACCGGGGCGAGCGTCTGAGTCGCCAGCCAAATCTTGTTCGACTCGACCGTCTGATAGGTGAGCGAGTCACCGACCGAGCCGCCGATGTAGGAAGGCGGAAGCTTGAAGATGTTGGCGATCTGCGTCTTCGAGAGCTTGGCCGACTCAACAAACTGCATGTCGGCCATCGGCATCTTCATCTCGTAGGGCGTGGCGCCTTCCTCAAAGACCGCGATCGAGCCACGGTCGGCCGAGCCCGAGCCGTAGATGGCCCGCCAGGACTCGCGCATCCGCTTTTGGTCGTTGACCCGGCCGGGGTGCTGCATGATCACCGAGGCGTAAGGATGCTGGCCGTAGCCCTCACCCTCGAAGCGCTCTCGAGACTTGACAATCCCGAGCGCCTCGCGCGACTGCTGAATCGGTGAGAGCCCGATCACCCCGTCCGTCGAGAAACCGTAGCCGTGCAGGATCCGATCCTCGCCGTGTTCCTCCTGCTTGCCGCTCTGCCGCGTGATCAGGAAGCGCTTGGCCCCGGTGAGCTCGTTCCAGTAGACGACGGTGGTGGCCGGCGAGCAAAGCCGGAGCTCTGCGACCAGGTCGTTCTGGTCGCGCAGCTTCTCGATGAACCAGTTGCCCCAGAGCAGTTGATGGCCGGTGATGGTCGACCAGAAGCGCATCGCGGGCGTGTTCGGGTTGGGCATATCGTGAAGCGCCCGATACATGCGATGCTCGGGCGCCTCGACGGTCGCGGTCCCCGGCTTCTGCGAATCGGTCAGGTCACGGTAGACCTTGAGCGGCAGCTTGCCGATCTCTTCCGAGACGAGGTTTACAGCCGCGAAAACATCAGCGATGGCAAGAGCGCCCTCGACCGAGACGCGTTCGCCGGCGATTGTCGTCCCGCCGCCCCAGGCATCGAACATGAACGACTGAGGCTGAGCCAGCGAGGCCATCCGATACTCGGCCAGCATCCGGCGTGGCGTTCGGATCGAGAACACGCTTGCAGTATGACCTACGCGCTAGATGGCGACCATGCCGCGCTCGTCATAGATCGAGGTCAGCTGGCGCTGTGCCTGCCAGAGCGCCAGCGTCCCGGCAACGAGCGGCGAGATGTCCGCAGCAGATAGGCGCCGACTCCAGGCCCAGGCATCCCCGAGCGGGCGGGTCGAGGCGTTCTTGACCGCGATAGCCAGGTCGTCGGTGCCAAGGTGGCGCAGCTTGCCTTGCTCGACGAGGTCGAAGAGAGCCCCGCAGGCCTGGGCGTATTCGCGCGTGCCGATCTGCTCGACCTCAACGCCGAGGTTCTCGAGAGGGCGGATGAGCGCCGCAGCGGGTGAAGCCGGGTCGCAGCTGACGCTTGCCACCCCATGACTAGTCACAAGCTCAGCGATGCGCTCGGGAACCCAGCCGGTGCCCCGACGCCCATCCACGACCTCGATGTGTAGCAGGCCGTCCGGCCGCTGGCCGGCGGCGCAGATCGTCGCCCGCTCCCTCGAAGGGACAACGTCGAAGGCGAGCACGAACGGGTCGAGCATCATCGAGTTGCGGTCGGTGAGCTCGCGCCAGCGCTCATAGTCGATCGCGGCAACAGCCTCATGGTCTTCGGGCCAGTCACCGATCCCGAGACGCTCCACCGCAAACATCCGCGAGGGCAGCGCCCGCCGCTCGTCGGCAACGTGCTTCTCGCTGATGCGGATGCCGAGCGCCGGGTTGGCCTGCTTCCAGGCCTTGTGATCATCAAGCACTCCCTCGAGGTTGTCGATCTCGCCCTCGGCCGCCCACTCGAGGTATACCAAGCCGTCGTCTCCAGCGATACCGCGCCGGCGCACGGCCGAGAAGATGTGTCCGTGGTCGTGAATCTGCTGGTCGACGGCGCTCCCGAGATACCAGACCTGCGGGTTGGGCCTCGCAGAGAGCGTCGGCAGCAGAGCCCCAATGCTGATCTCGGGCAGATACATGGCCTCGTCGAGAATGACCAGGTCGGCGCTGAACCCTCGCCCGCCGCCCTTGGTCCTGGTGCGGAAGCGGATCCGGCAGCCGTCGTGAAGGCGAATCTGCTCGCGCCCGTTGGTGAGCGAGATATGGGCGACCTGCTTCTTGAGCTCTGGCGTGTCGTCGATCAGGTCCTTCAAGCGCCAGAACGCTTCGAGCGAGGTATCGGTCAAGTGGGCCGTGTGGACGGCGAGCCGGTTCTTCCAGACGAACAGGCTGCCGAGCTCGAGCGCCTCGATGATCCCGCCCTTGCCGTTCTGGCGTGCGACCTCAACCCCGACCTCGAAGGCAGCCCACTTGCTCCCCTTGGTTCGCAACCCGAGCTCAAGCGAGTAGGCCTGCCAATCGTCCAGCTGCAAGCCGGCCATGGCGGCGCACTCGACGGCTTTCTTGCCAAGACTGCGGCGAGCGCTAGGAGCGTGGGCGATCCGGGGCTTTACCACTGGCGTGAGTAGAGCTTGCGCTTCGAGGTCGCCCGGTTGCAACGGACGTGCTCGGGACCTGTGTAACGGGAGCGGTCATGATCGTCGTGTCCCAGGTCCCACTTGGAGCCCGGAAGTATGGGCCGACCGCATCGCGCGCACGCCACCCCGCCGGCCGCCACCCTCTTTGCCCAGCTTGCTCTGACTTGCTCATGCTTCCACCCGTACCCTCTCTGCTTCTGCGTTGGCTTATTCACGATCTGCAAACTTCCCTTAGCAACGGAGGTATTTCCGTAC